TAAATATTATCAACAACGAGGATTAGACAATGAAACTGCAAGAACTGGCCGCAAGCCCAACAAAACAAGCCGCTAAGGTATTTGAAAGTTATTTTGGTGGTCGCATAAGACTTGATACCATTAGCCGTGGTCAAACACGCAAACTATTGGGTCGTGTACGTGGCCTAGTGCAAGAACATCGTCGCACTCCAGAATTCCATAAAAGCGAGCAAAATCCTACCTATTTAAAATTGGTCATGCTTGAACAAGTGTTGACCAAAAAGATGCACGAAGAAGTTGCCACTGCCATGCAATCAGGCACAGTTGCTCCTACTGGTACAGTATCAACACAGACCGGTGCTCAAACAGCTGCACTAGCATCTGCACAACAAGCCGAAAAGAAAAAACAAATACAAGATCAGATTAAACTCAAACAACAAGAAATCGCAGATTTGCAAAAGGCCATGAATAATCCAGCCATGGCTGTTCCTATGGAAAATCGCAATCACAACCGTCTATATCGTCGTCTACAAGAAAGCGAAATACAACAGGCACAAGTAGTATTAGCTGCTCAGGACATGGTTGATCGCGTACAAAAGATGTTGGAAGATGTGACCAGTATGCAGTTTAAAGATTTACCTGCATTAGCTGATCAAATCAAAAACGAAGTTGGTGTTGAACAGTCTGCACAGTTTAACACTGATGCCAATGCGGCCTTAGGTGGACTTGTACAAAATCTGCAAGCCAGCAAACAGCAATTAGAACAAGCTCTTGGTGTAGTAACTGGCCAAGGTGGTGCTGTTCCCCCTGCCATGGATGCACTAGGTGGCGCAGGATTACCAGATGATGGCCAGGCTCCTGCTGAGATGCCTGCGGATGATCTTGAAGCTGATCTCGATATTGACGCAAACATGAAAACACCTCCTGCTGCGTTAGGGCGTGGTCGCAGATAATGCGGTTTCGTGAAATTTGCGAATCTGCTGATCCCAGCGCACAAAAATTATTAGCCTTGAGCCAATTTTTAGCCGGCCGGGCCGATGATGAAAATGCCCGAAAAGAAATCAGTACAGATGCCTTTATACAGGCAGCCAAAAGTCTTGGCATTGAAGTAAATCCACAAAACTTGCCCGAGTACATTGCACAAGATCCACTCAAGGATATTCTTGAACCGTTTGATCCAAATAGTGGAGTAGTTAGATTCCGTGGTAACACTGAAGGCGACACTGGCATGCCAGTTGATCAAGCTCGAGCCATTGTAGACAAAAACGCCAAAGCGGCCCTGAATCGCCGCACCTAAACCGTTGACATTCTGAGCTAAGTATCATATACTTGTAAAAAGGAGTTGACTATGAAACAACTATTAGTATTATTCTCATTGCTGTTTATTACCAATACAGCATCAGCCGAACACTGGCGTCACGGATTCCATGGTAGATGGTCGCCACCGATTACCAGCTGGATAGCGCCGGCCATTGTCGGCGGGGTGATCGGTTATGAATTGTCCAAGCCTGCATACATTCCTCCACCACCGGTTTACGTAGAACCGTCGGTGGCGTATGCACAACCAATGCTCCAACCAAGAACTCCAATGGGGTACCATTGGGAGCAGATATTGGATGCCAACTGCGGTTGTTATAAAAATGTATTAGTGTCTAACTATTAAATCATGGCCTGGGGATATCAACTAATTCTAGATTGCAGTGGATTCAATGACGGCATTGAAAGCCCTGATACTATAAAAAAATTCATGAAAGAATTGGTCGAAGAAATCGACATGGAAGCAGTAGGCGAACCCATTATCAAATACTTTCCACCAAAGCCAGATCCCAAAAGCGGTTATACTATTGTTCAACTTATTGTTACCAGCAGTATTGTTTGCCATTTTATGGATCAAGATCATACCGGCTATGTGGATGTGTTTAGTTGTAAAGATTTCAATCCCGACGATGTAGACCGGGTAATGAAAAAATATTTTGGCAACAAATTAAAAATAAAATCTAGATTTATTGAGCGGACTGCTCCAGGTGTGGTCAAAGAAAGTGCATTTGATTTTTTCAAAGAAATTTTAAAAGGATTTTGATATGGCCTATTCAGATAAAGTAATCGAGCATTATGAAAACCCACGCAACGTGGGTAGCTTTGCCAAAGACGAAGAAGGTATAGGCACAGGCATGGTAGGAGCTCCGGCCTGTGGCGACGTTATGAAGCTCCAGATAAAGGTAAATGATGTTGGAATTATTACAGACGCCCGGTTTAAAACTTACGGCTGTGGCTCGGCGATCGCTAGTTCGAGTCTTGTCACTGAATGGGTTAAGGGCAAAACGTTGGACCAAGCAGGAAGCATTAAGAACAGCCAAATTGCTGAAGAGCTGGCGCTCCCGCCCGTCAAAATACATTGTTCGATACTCGCCGAAGATGCTATCAAGGCTGCAATAAAAGATTACAGAGAAAAACAGTGATCCACGTCACACCCCGAGCCGCTAGTCGAATTGCCACCAATCTTGATCGCAGAGGCCAAGGGATTGGCATACGTCTTGGTGTGCGAACTACTGGTTGCTCAGGGCTAGCTTATGTGTTAGAATATGTAGATATCCCTACAGAATCTGATGTAATATTTGATTCTGACGGTTTTAAAGTTGTAGTGGATCCTAAAGACCTTCCTTTACTGGACAATCTTACAGTAGATTATGTGCGTCAAGGCTTAAACGAAGGCTTTGAATTTATCAACCCTCAAGAAAAAGATCGTTGCGGTTGTGGCGAATCATTTAGAATATAAAACGTGTTTAATCCAAAATTTAATTATCAACCTATACCCAGGGAAACCGTAGACGGCCGTAGACTCTACGCCACACCAGATGGTCGTAAATTACCCAGCGTGACTACCATATTAGAAGCCACCAAACTTGAAGAAAAGAAACAGGCCCTGCAGAACTGGCGTAACCGAGTAGGACACGCACAGGCACAGGCTATTACTACAGAAGCAGCCAATCGTGGAACCAGGATGCACAAGTATCTTGAAGACTACACCAAGACTGGCACTATCGCCGAAGCCGGCAGTAACCCGTATAGTCGACAAAGTCATGTCATGGCCTCCACTGTGATTGAACACGGTCTTTGCAATGTGTCAGAATTTTGGGGTTACGAAGTTCCCTTGTACTTTCCGGGAATCTATGCTGGAACCACCGACGCCGCTGGCATACATTTGAATGAACAATCGATCTTGGACTACAAGCAGACCAACCGACCCAAACGGCGTGAGTGGATCGAAGACTATTTCCTACAATTATGCGCCTATGCCGAAGCACACAATGAAGTACACGGCACTACAATCCAAAAAGGTGTAGTTTTAATGTGTGTGAAACCTGAAATGGACGATTCTGGAAACATCATTGGACAACCAGAATATCAAGAATTCGTAATATCGGGTGCAGAATTTGAACAATATCGCCAGCAGTGGTGGCAACGTGTAGAGCAGTATTATCTGCTAAATACACCATAGACACAAAAGGATAACAAATGGCCATTGTACAGATCAGTCAGATCACCAATCGTAAAGGATACAACTCAAATTTACCGCAGTTAGCCGGTGCAGAATTTGGCTGGAGCACCGACACACGTCAATTGTACATTGGTAATGGTGCCTTAGAAGAAGGTGCCCCTGTTATTGGCAATACTGAAATTCTCACTGAATTTAGTGATCTAACTCCGGTCCCAACCACAGTAACATTACTTGATGCTACTGCTTCTCCAACAACAGCATTTAGATTAACAGCAGGTGCTGTGGTATTTTCTTATACCGTTGTCAGAGGGGGTGTTTATCGTGCTGGCATTATTAAAATTGCAGGATCTTCGGGCTTCAATGATTCCTACGTGGAAGACAGCACAACCGGCATAACTCTAAGTGCCGTGTATTCAAGCGGACAAATCCAAGTACAATATGTCAGCACCTCTACCGGTACTGACGCCCAATTAAGTTACCTCGTCTCAGTTTCAGCCTGATGTGGCACTCTACCTTTGCTGGCCGGCTAGAAAGCTGGTACAGCGTGCGACAACAATGTCAAAATCTCTCCGTTGAATCAGCACTAGAAACTGTCAATTCCTGGTGGTTCGCAACTCCTTGGCAACCCTATTACCTACACTGGGATGATCTAGTTGCTTGGCCCGATCCTTGGCAACTTTTGAATGACAATGTCTATTGTGATCTTGCACGAGGGCTAGGAATACTGTATACTATAAGTTTACTAGACCGTGCAGATTTGACGGATGCAGACTTGGTTTTGACCAAAGATGGATATAATTTAGTCTTGGTTGACAAATCAAAATATATACTTAATTGGAACCCAGATACTGTTGTAAATACCAACCAAGAGATCCAAATCAAGCGACACCTGTCGCAGAGCCAAATAAAACAGCAGTACAATTAGAAAACGAGAGTAGGAATGACACAAATCACAGTAGTCAAAAGAAGCGGACGTAGAGAGCCATTAGATTTAGAAAAATGGCAAGCCCAGATAGCCAAAGTGTGCAAGGGCATTGCCGATGTCAGTCAGAGCATGATTGAAATCAAAAGTCAATTGCATTTTTATGATGGAATCACCACACAAGAAATTGATGGCATTACCTTGAGATCCATAGTGGATCTTATTGATGTGGAAACCAATCCCGAAGTAGGACACACCAACTATCAGTATGTGGCCGGCAAGCAGAGACTCAGTATGTTGAGGAAAGATGTTTATGGATCTTATGATCCACCACACCTGTACGACATCGTCAAACGCAACGTGGCCACAGGTCTTTACACACCAGAACTACTTGAATGGTACACTGCGGATGACTGGAATCGCATGAACGACATGATCGATCATGATCGAGATGAACTGTACTCGTATGCAGCCATTGAACAGCTGATTGAAAAGTATCTGGTTAAAAATCGTGCTACAAAGGAAATTTATGAAACACCTCAGATTAGATATATGGTCGCGGCCGCTACTGTGTTTCACCGTGAAGAACCAAACAGTGCAAGAATGCGATACATCAAAGAATACTATAATGCCGCTAGTGATGGACTATTCACTCTTGCCACTCCTGTGCTTGCAGGTCTTGGAACTCCTACTAAACAGTTTAGTAGCTGTGTGCTTATTCGTTCGGATGATGATCTGGACAGTATTTTCGCTTCGGGCGAAATGATGGCCAAGTATGCCAGCAAACGTGCTGGCATCGGTCTAGAGATTGGTCGCCTGCGTCCGCTAGGCAGTCCCATCCGTGGCGGAGAGATCATGCACACTGGCATGATACCATTTCTTAAAAAATGGTTTGGAGATTTAAGAAGTTGTAGTCAAGGTGGAATTCGTAATGCCAGTGCTACTGTGTTTTATCCCATTTGGCATCATCAGTTTGATGACCTTATTGTACTCAAGAACAATCAAGGTACAGAAGAAACCCGTGTGCGACACATGGATTATGGTGTTGTCTTGAGTGCATTCTTTTGGCGCAGATTCAAGAACAAGGAAATGATCACGTTCTTTGATCCCAACGAAGTTCCTGAACTATACGAAGCATTTTATAAAAATACCAAACGATTTGAAGAATTGTATGTGAAATATGAACGACGCAAGGACCTGAGAACCAAGGTCATGGCCGCAGAGGATGTGTTCAAGGGCGGCATACTAAAAGAACGTACCGATACCGGTCGTATCTATCTTGTGTTCATTGACAACGTGCAGAACCAAGGACCATTTGATCCTGAATATCACACAATCTATCAAAGCAATTTGTGTTGTGAGATACTGTTGCCTACTCGACCATTCCGTCGACTTGATGACGAATCCGGTCGCATTGCTCTTTGTACCTTAGGTTCAATCAATTGGGGCGCATTCCGCAATCCCGAAGACATGCGCCGTGCTTGCCGTATCCTACAGCGTAGTCTATGCAACATACTGGACTATCAAGACTTCCTTAGTATACAAAGTCAGCTCAGCAATGATGAAATACAACCCTTGGGTATTGGCATTACCAACCTGGCCTACTGGCATGCCAAGCGTGGACTCGAATACGGTGAACGTGATGCACTTGCCGAAGTCAAATCTTGGATGGAACATCAGGCATTTTATCTCACAGAAGCCACAGTGGAATTGGCTCGCGAACGTGGTGCCTGTTTGCACAGTGAGCACACACGTTATGGACAAGGTGAGTTTCCATGGGAACGCAGAGCCGCAGCAGTGAACGAACTGGCAGACTTTACCCCGGAACTAGACTGGGAAACATTACGTGGCAACATGAAACAATACGGTGTTCGTAATGCAACACTAATGGCAGTAGCACCAGTAGAGTCAAGCAGTGTTGTTATTAATAGCACCAATGGTATTGAAATGCCAATGAGCTTAATTACTGTTAAAGAAAGTAAAGCTGGATCATTGATTCAAGTTGCTCCTGAGTACAACAAGTTGAAAAACAAATATCAACTTATGTGGGCACAGAAGGATTGCGAAGCATATATTAAGACAGCTTGTGTTATTGCTGCGTATGTTGATCAATCAATTAGTACAAACACATTTTACAATCCAGCACACTTTGGAGACCGTAAAGTTCCAACTACATTGATTGCTAAGAATTTAATGAACGCACATCGCTGGGGCCTTAAGACTTTTTACTATAGCTTGATTAATAAACAAGGTAGTAAAGGACAAGACGAGCCAGAAGCGAAGTTAGAAGCGGTAGATTTTGATGATCAGGAAGATTGTGAAGCTTGTAAACTTTAAGAGAAAAAGATGTCAAAAGAACAATACAATTTAAAAACAAAAACAGACTACTTACATCGTAAGATGTTTCTGGACCCAGCAGGCCCGGTTACCATCCAACGCTTTGAGGAAGTCAAATACAACAAGCTGACCAAGTTTGAAGCTGAGGCCAGAGGATTCTTTTGGGTACCTGAAGAGATTAGTCTGACCAAAGATGCCAACGATTTCAAAGAAGCCACTGACACAGTACGCCATATCTTTACAAGCAATTTACTAAGACAGACAGCACTAGACAGTTTGCAAGGCCGTGGTCCTACACAGGTGTTCACTCCGGTAGTATCAATTCCTGAACTAGAAGC